TACAATCATACAATTGAAGAAGTCTTTTCTTTTTTGTTTGAACAATAGATATAAAATATTCATTTACAATATAATGTAACTTTGATAAACTAAGTATAGGAAGCTGAAATTAGTCTGGTCTTCCTATATTAATTTTGAATATGGAGGCTGATTCAACTATGTCAACTTTAAGGAAGGTAACTGACATCGGGCAAATAGCGTTTTTGCGTACTAGAAAAATTGAGATGAAGGACATAAAGACATTTGACAATCGCTCAGTATGTTTCTTTGATAATGAGGATTTTAAAACAGACAAAGCACTAGCAGATTACTTCAGTAGTCCAGAATTTGAATTTTATAATACACTAAACAACACTAGAAAATTCTTGTTTCAGAGACATAAAGATAAAATTGAATCTGTATCTCAGTAACAATTTAAAATATTACATAATAAAAACGGCAACTTCCTCTATATTATTTGTTCAATTATTTAATAGAGAACTTTGCCGTTTTTATAATTCAACATTCAACTAAAGGAGATATGAAAAATGGAAGAAATAAAATTAACTAATAACTATGATGTAATTGTTTTTAATGTGATTAGACAAAGATTTATTGAAAAGATGAATGAGTTGAATATAGATTTTCAGGAAAAGGATTATCTTGCATTAGACATAATGATAAATGCTCTTATAAATAGAGACTTAGACAGAAATAAAAATGTTTATGTTGTAAATGCAGGGTGTGGGATGGGTAAAAGTGTGTTAATTGAGATTTACGTCAATTACATGCTAGAGAGACATGGTAAGGAGAATTACGGAGCAGTTATCGCAAGGGAAAGAGTAGAAGATGTTATGCAAATGAGTGCGAGGAATGATGGTTATTATCCTCTATATGGATTCAAAGCAGAAGATTGTTTAGAAAAATACGACACATATAACCCCAATCTTTGCAGAGCGTGTACACAAACAGAATGTAGGGTTAAACAAAATATGGAGTTATCTAAAACATATCCGGTACTAGTGACCACTCATAAACGAGTTCAACTGGCAGAGAATTTACCATACTTGCAGCCACAATTATATTCCTATACTACATTTGAAAATGATAAACCTAAAGAAATCAGACGTTATGATTTGTTCATTGATGAAAATCCTGATTTTTACGAATTAAGATCCATACATATGTTAGATTTAGATGACTTTAAAGATGAATTGAAATTGACTTACAAAAGAGATTGTAAAGGGAAAGAAGCGTTGGTCAATTACTTTTCCAATCTAATCGACAACCTAAAAGGAATTCTTGTAGAGGATTATGAGGAGTATTTTGATGGATTTGTAAACAAAAGCAACTATTTGGAGTTTGCAAAACATGAGAACAACTTCAAAGAGAACTATTACGGACATAACTTTGTTAAGTGTTTAGATGTTCTTAGTGTGTTAAAGTATGGAGGAAAGAAGATAAATAATACAAAAGTAACCTTCCCTACTTTCAGATCGCTTAGTGGTTTACCATTCAACATAATGATTTTTGATGCTACAGCTTCAATAAATAAAAATTACACTTACAACTGCAAGCTAATTAAGGTTCCAGAGACACGCATTTTTAACAACCTGACAATAAATATAAACAACAAACATAATTTAAGTAAGTCTTATTACAAAGAAAATACTAATTTTCCTATGAGGATAGCAGAAGAAATAAAAAAGAGTCTAGACGAGCATGAGTGTGTTCTAATTGTTACGTTTCAAGACATTGAGAAAATATATTATGAACTATTCAAAGATGAGATTGAACAAGGAAGAATCTTATTGGCACACGTCAACGCAACAAAAGGAAGAAATGATTTGCATCGTGCCACATGTATTTATGTGCTTTACTCATTGTACAAAACAGATAATTACTATCTAATGGGTATGAAGGATGAGTTGAAAATTGATCCTAATAAAATTATCTTTGAAAACATAGATAGTAAGAGACAACCAATGTATATCAAAGAAGATAAGACGGTGGCTCTATGTAATGAAGTGTATGACTTTATGGTTCATGACAAAGCAAAAGACTTAGTACAAGAAATATTCCGAACCAAGGCAAGGATATACAATTTTAACGGGAAGGTTGAAGTGTTTCTCTTCAATACAGATGAAAATATAATTGATTGTATTAATCCTTATTTTAATGGAGCAACTATTCAACCTTGGAATGCAACAGATACTCGCAAGAAAAGCGAACAACTAGACCTATACATAAATGCTGTAAACAGCGAATTCACAGGGAAACAAGATGGTTACATGATTAGTCTTAAAGATTTTAAGAATAAACACTTCATCAAAGAGAGGAGTTTCAGGAACTATCAAAAGATGTCCGAAGTGTTGGATCTATATCAACTTCTACATGTACAAAGGAAAGGTAATTTCTTTGTAGTTATTAATTAAAATTTTACATTACATAATCTGATAAGTCAATTGAAATTCAAATAAAGGAGTCTGTATGATAAACACGTCTAATATCGAATCCATAGAGGATATTGAGAATCTTGAAATTCCATCACCTCAAGAGACTGATAATCACCATGAAGATGATTTGTATCATTGTGATGCATGTAATGGATGGAAGAGACTGAAGAATATGTACTCTTATGACTGGTGCAAGAACTGTTATAAGCATTTCCTGAAGTGTAAGTTTCAGAAAAAGCCATTTATACCTTGGATATGGAGAAATGACTTACATGACAGATATGAAAATAAATTTGGATTTAAACTAAAATTATAAGGAGTTGTTTAATAATGTGTTGTTGTAAAGCCCATTGTTGCGTATGTAGATGTAGAGAAAAGGAAGCACTTAGTTTCTTACTTGACGCTAGTAGGGAACTTAGTAAAAAGCGAGTAGAATTTGAAAACTTATTTGACAATGAGGTATTAATTTTTGACGGAGTATTAGACGACCTAGCAGACGCAGCACGAGTGATGTTAGGAATTGAAGATGACGGTTTAGTTGATGAACTTTATATGACGTTCTTTAACTATTCATTCCACAGCGAGTATGAGAGGCAAGTGACAATTCAAAAATTATTGGATTTGCAGAGGTAGAAATGGAACAAGAATATTTACCTGAAGGATTTCACTACGTATTAGATTGTTGGGATTGTGACCCTATACTATTGGATGACGAAGAATATTTAACAAACCTCCTAGTAAAAGCAGTAGATGAAAGTGGTGGAACTATTTTGAATGTAGTTTCTCGTAAATTTGAACCAACTGGAGCCTCTGGGCAAGTTTTAATGTCTGAGTCACACTCATGTTACCATAGTTACCCATCAAATACACCAAACTTCATCGGGTGGGATTTGTACCATTGTGGAACGTCTATTGATGGTATGAAGGCTGTACAGATTATATTAGATGGGCTAAAACCAACTAAGCATTTTGTAAAAAAAATTAGACGTGGACATGAAGATGGATTTGAGTAGTCATTTGGCTACTCTTTTTTATATTTATATAAATATCAAGGAGGGGGTTGTGAGATGGGTAATATTGATGCTTTAACTGTGAGGGTGGATAACTTGGAGAAAAGCATACAGGAGTTGAAATATGAATCGAGAGAGGATAGAAAACAATTCACACAAGCAATAGAAAGATTAGACGGATCTCTACAGGAATTAAAAGAGAATGGAATCAAGTTGAATATGCTTTTGGAAAGAACAGACGAGAAACTTGGCTATTTGAACAATAAGGTAGAAGCAATTGAGAAGGACATTAGAAAACCATCACAGGAGAACGAGGAAGTTAAATGGTATCGTGAAATGCTAGGTCATACTGGGAAATATTTATTTTACATATTAATTCTACTTCTTTGCGTCTCCCTCGGACTCAAACTTGAAGACGTGTTCGGAATATTAAAATAAGGACAATCGAGAATATAAGAAATTTGCACACTCCCTACATCTCAACTGTCCATGGGTTAAGTATAACATATTTAAAATTATAATTAAAGGAGTGTTTTGATAATGGATTTAAAATTTTGTTGTAAAATTTCTCCTCCAGATCATCGTGATTATATTTATGGGGCTATAGTTGAATTGAATCCTGATAAAGTTGCAGCATTACCTTCTAGTTTCAATTTACCTCGTATACCTGATAATTTAATAGCAAATCAAGTTATTGGCGACTGTACTGGACAATCATCTCGTTATATTAAGATCCTCCAAGAATATGTGAGTACTGGTCAATGGTATGATTTGAATGCCGACTTCGTGTACTCTATTGCTAAGACTTTAGATGGAATTCCTAATTCTGAGGGTTCATATCCAAAGGTTACTCAACAAGTGTTAAATAAATATGGTATCTGTCATAGAGATAAATATATTGATTTAACCAGTAATGCTAATCGCCCCATTCCAAGCCAAGATGCTTACAATGATGCAAAGCCATTTGTGACTAAAAGTTACGCTAAGATTAGTACGCTTGATGAAATTAAACATGCTTTAGTTGAACAAGGTGCAGTACAGTTAGCGGTTATGTGTACAGATAGTTTTGTAAACACGGAAAATGGATTTGTAAATCTACCAGAAGGGAACTTACTTGGAGGACATGCGATTGCTGTTACAGGATTCGATGACAATAAAACTCATACATACAAGGATGGGACTACACGTAAAGGATTCTTAACTTTTGTCAACTCGTGGGGATTGAGTTTCGGAGATAGAGCCTATGGATACATCCCTTACGATGCCTTAACTTATAGAACAGATTTAGGAATGGCTTTTATTATGGAAGCATGGAGTTCAATTGACACGCCAAATTCCCCTGTGCCACAACCTACACCTCAACCAAATCCACCTACAACTAAGCAGATTACATTGTGGATTGACAATCCGGTTGTAGATGTAGATGGTGTGAAGCTTAATATTAATGCAATTCCAAAACTTATCGGTGACTATAGTTATATACCTTTACGTTTTGTTGCAGAGGCTTTAAATTGTAAAGTTGATTGGTATCAAGATGAGAAGAAGATAGTTATAACACAAAAGTAAAGGGAAGTGTTACATATGCAAGCAAAAACATCTAATATGCCCGTTGGTTTGGACGTATCTCATCATAACGGCACAATTGACTGGGTTAAAGTTAAAAATAGTGGGATAAAATTTGTATACATCAAGGCTACTGAGGGCGCAAGTTTTGTGAGTCCTACTTTAGCAACAAACGTGAAAGGCTGTAAGGCACAGAATTTACCTTGCGGTGTGTACCATTTTTGTAGACCGACTCAAAATAGTGCTGTCGATGAAGCTAATCATTTCTATTATTCAATTAAGAATGTACTACCGGATATGGGTGATTTAGCCCCTGTATTAGATTTAGAAGCACCTACTGAAGCAGGAGCGACTACAGGTGAATTTTTAACAGAATGGGCTAAAGAATTCATCAATCAATTTATGTACCTTAGTGGCAGAAGTGTCACCATCTACACTGGTAATTGGTTCGTTAATCAATTTGACATTACAGGCTTAGAACACCTCGACCTCTGGATTGCTAACTACGGACAAAACCCACCTCCTGATTGCGGTAACTGGACTCGTTGGGTAGCATTTCAATGGACGGAAAAAGGATTAGTGTCGGGTATCACAGGCAACGTTGATATGAACGTTGCAACATCCATTGAAGAACTGTACGGTTATAAAATTGTAGATACCTTAACACGAGTCACCACATCTGATTTAAACGTTAGATGGGGCTACAGTCTAGATTATAGCGTTCGAGAAGTGATTCCAGCAGGAACAACTGTGTATATCGACAAGCTCAACCCATTATGGGCTTATTCGATTGAACATGGTGGTTGGGTATCTAGGAAGTATTTGGCTATGCCACAATAATAAAATTATAATTTATAGGAGTGATATATATGTTAGAAAAGATGAAAACTGTCAGCTTTTGGATTAGTATTCTCGGTGCTGCAAAGATCATTGCACAATTGTTCGGACTAGAAATTGACGATGCATTGGTAAACAATATTGCAAATGGATTCGCTGGAGTTGCTACGCTTGTCGGTATTATTATGAGCCATGATAAGCCCAAAACTGATGCAACAAATGATAATGGAAATGGTATTTAATTACCCATAAAAGGTTGATTTTATAAGAATTTTAACACTAGATATAGTACTATACTTGTTATTTTTGTACTATATCTAGTAATTTTCATCTATATTTGGTACGAAAAACGTACAATTTGTTGCCACTTTTTATTTCACTTCTATATCCTAAAATTCAGTTTTATCAATACTTCAAGTCCCTCCCCTATTGATTACATCAAAATCCTACATGTTGCCACCTTATTCAAGCTAAATAATGATCGGGTGATAATACAGACTGTGTTCCATCTTTGTAATTGATTTTTACAGTTGGTGATTTAGCCTCTATAGATTCAATTAGATCCAAGTCAATTACGTCAGATTGGAAATGTGAAGTAATTATATTTATAAGATCTGATTCATGTATAATAAATCGCTCGCATACAGAAGAGTCTTTTGAATGGTTGGTGCAAATATAAACACGCTTATCACGCTGACTCTTACCTCTAAACCTCCCTTTACAATTTCCACAAATGATTTTTCCTTTGAACAGATACATTTAACTCACCTCTCACCTATTTTACCATCTTGTCCTAATTTATAACATAATGTAATATTAGAACCGAGAAACGTTAAATTGAGGTGATTTTTCTTGGTACTAGATACAGATAAGAATTATATAAAGTTTGTAGCCAATTACCTTCGTAAGTCGAGAGGTGAAGATGAATCTGATTTAGATAAACATAGATTTGCATTAAGAGAATTTTGTGAAAAGAATGGATGGAAGTATGTTGAGTACTTAGAGATTGAAACTGGGGATAGTATTGCTGCTAGACCAGTTATGCAAAAGTTATTAAAGGATGTCGAAGAAGGAACCTATGATGCAGTCTGTGTGGTCGAATATGACCGTCTAGGACGTGGAGACTTAGAAGACCAAGGTAAGATTAAAAAGACGTTTCTAAAGTCAGGTACGCTCATCGCTACGCCTTCTAAGGTATACGATTTATCTAATGATGACGATGATTTTGTAGCTGATGTAAAGGGATTCTTAGCAAGACAAGAATATAAGATGATTGTGAAGCGTCTAAAGCAAGGTAAGAAGTTTGGTGCTAAACGTGGAGATTGGGTTAGTGGCACTCCTCCATACCCTTACGAATATGAACGTTGGCAAGATAAATATCGTCCAAAAGGATTAGTTGTTAATGAGGATAAGTTAAAGATTTATCGTTTGATTATAGAGAGTACATTTGATGGTAAAACACCATTTCAAATTGCCACTATGTTAAATAGAATGAATATCCCTTCTCCCCGACTTAAACAATGGGATAAGCGAACCATATTAACTTTACTCCAAGATGAAACACATCTAGGTAGAATCATCAGCAATAAAACTACCGGATGGAAAAGAGAAAATGGTAAGGCATATGATATTAAAAAATTACCAAGGTCTGAATGGACAATCGTAGAAAATTGTCATCAACCTGTTAAAACTCAAGAAGAACACGATCAGATGTTAATGATTATAGCCAAAAGAAATGATTCACCTGTTAAGGCTAGAGCAGGAACCTATCCACTCACGGGATTGATCAAGTGCGGTAACTGTGGTAGAGGTATGACATTTGCAATTAAACCAAATGGAGCCATTTTGGTTAAGACGTGTCCCAAAACAGACCCTCTAGGTAATAACTGTGGTAATGGTGGAATAAATGTTGAGTATATTTATGAGAAAGTTGAAGAAGCCATTTTGCAATATGAAGAGCAATTACAAAAGTTAATTGACACTGGAGATAATGGTGATTTTGAAAAGGTCAAAAATTTAATTGAGATTAAAGAAAAAGAATTATTAAATCGGAATAAGGCGATGGACAGAATTAATGAGGCATATGAAGCTGGTGTTTATGATTTGAATGAGACTAAAAAGCGCAAAGAAAAATTAAAGATAGAATATGACCAAATTAAAGAAGAGATTGAATTGTTAAAGAGACAATTAGAGAATAGTCAATCGTTGACTAATGAAGATAAATTAGAAAAAGTTGCTATTATAAAAGAGATATTCAAACACAGAGAAATTGTTCCTCCAAAAGAAATTAATACGTTACTTAAGGATTCAATAAATACAATAACATGGACTAAGACTGGAAATAAAGAAGGTAAAGTGGATGTTAATTTTATTTAGGTGATTTTACGGAATTGCCATGAGTAACAAGTCCATTAAATAACCTTTTAAGATAGAAGAAAAGAGGAGATTAAATTTCTCCTCTTGCTTGTTTATATGGAAGTATGTATTCATTGTATATTCTAAGGGCTGTTTTAGCCATTCTTTTTAAACTCTCCTCACTAGGAGGATTACTAATAGTTAATTCAATTTGAACTTCACTTTTCTGCTTATTTTTCCCCACTTTTTCACATCCTAAATTTGAGACTTGCTACAATGTATGTATGCGATGGATTGTCCTATTACTTCTTCGCTTGCTTAAATTTCGCACACTTCATATCAACAATATGCACTTGTACTCGACCTTCTTTTGCCTCTCTTAAGATAGAACAGTTATTTTTATATCTGTTACATTGTTTGCATGTTTCTTCGAACAAATCTAATTCATCTTGGCTATTGAAAATACCTATGTAATCAACTTGTGTAAATGTTAGTTCAATACGTGGATTATCTTTATCGTATAGAATTTTTTGTGTGCGTGATAATACTCGACTATCATTGTCATATACAATCTTCTCAAGAGCGTCATTGTTAAGCTTAAATACGTTGTTGTCATCTCTGCCAGTTCTATTAAATACAATCACTGCATCCATGTATATGTAATGATCTTTTGTGTATTCATAATCCCACTGTTGGGTTTTCATTTGTTCAATGGCTGCTTGTTGAATTTGTTTCTTGACTTCAGCACCTTCTTTACTCATAATTCGTTTACCAGTGGGTACTCTTGATTTAGTTTTTGGATTCCATGAGTATTGATTTATGTATAATGAATTAATACTAACTGGTAGGGGAAGGACGAGGTGTAATTTCACTTGTTCTCCCCCTCTAGAGTAATGTTTTTATATATAATATTACGTTTTATTTTACTCACAACGTCTTTGTTGGTGTTGGTTATTTTAGTTATTTCTATTTGAGTAAATTTATTTTCATTTAATAATTTCTTAATTGTTAAAACCTGATCCCTAGATAATTTATCACTTTTTGTATCATTTCTGTTCTTGATAGTAACCAAATACATATTCTCTAATTCATTTGTCAGTTTTAAATCATCATTGTTTAAAACGACCCTATCCCATTTCCGACCATTCCTAATTGCACTGATAGTTGATTCATTTACGTGATACAACTTAGCAATTTCTTGATTTGTTAAATCAGTATCTCTACAAAATATTTTAATTTCGATGACTTGAGTTTCACTTAATTTTGAGTTCCAACTTTTATTATTGCTCTTTTTCCACTTTGGTCTATTTGGATGCTTTTTCCCAATGTGCGCTTTTCTAATTTTTTCTTTATGTTCATTGGATAACTTTTTACCTTTGTGTGACTCACTTAACTTCTGCTTGTGTTCTTCTGACAGTGGTTTTCCTTTATGGGAATCACTTATTTTATTTTTAGTTTCAATGGACAAATCATTACCATAATTATAATGATTCTCGCCTTTTCTCGATTTACTTAGATTATCTAAATGTTGCCTTGAGAATTTCTTCCCGTAAAAATGATGATTTTCACCACTTCTTGAAACACTCATTTTCTTTTTTGTTTCTTCACTATGTTTGAATCCCAAAGTGCTATTAGCAAATTCACAAACATTGTAGCCGTGTTGTGGATTTGAACTATTGAACACATCTATCCAACTTTGTTCTTTTTCTATTAAGAATTTCCTATCATCAACTATTTCTAAAATATTTATTCTGAATGAATCTATTCCATATTTGTTGAAGGCATGTTGCAAATAAATATTTTTATGTTTATTCTTTAATAATTTATTTACGTGATCTCTTAACCTTCTATTAATATTATTAGAACTTCCTATATACACTTTGTCGTTTTTTATATTTACGATTTGATAAACTCCATTTACGCCATTATAATCAAAGAAACTCTGATTTAATCTCATCAAACAAAAAAATCTCCTTTTTGTTATTTTTATATATGTATGTTGGATAACACTTATATAGAACCCCTTCTTGATGATCGGTTTCCGCTAAAATACCCAATCCCTGCACCCATACATCCACCTACGTATGATTGTACGTTACTAATCCCCCTATATGTATCACTCACATTCAAAACAGAATCAACCTTATATGTCTTCTGGATAATGCTTTTGGCTTCCAACCTACTTGAAGCCTTCACAACTAATACAGCACGTTCACCATTAGATTCAACTTGACAATAAAATCTACCTCTTATTGGCTTACTCATATTATTTATCCTCCTTCTCCTTAACTCTATCTTTCTGCAATTGATAATC